GCCCCCTCCCCGTTGTCCGCGCGGTAAAGGCCGCGCCCGCTATGACTATCGCCGAACAAATCACCCAGTGGAGCAATACGCGCGCCCCGAAAGCCGACAAGATGGCCGCCCTCATGAAGAGCGCCTCTGACACCGGCGTCACCCTCGACGCCCCGCAGGCCGAGGAATACGACGGGCTGAAAGCGGAGATCAAGAGTATCGACGAGCACCTGGCGCGCTTGCGCGAGATGGATAGCATCAACGCCGCCGCCGCGACGCCGGTCGTGCAGGCGCCGCCGCGCGACATGCTGCCGAGCCAGAACGCACGCCCGGCGGTCATTCAGGTCAAATCACAGTTACCGCAAGGGACCGCGTTTGTCCGCGCCGCGTGTGCGGTGCTGGTCTGCCGCGGCAACTTCGACGCGGCCGCCAGCTACGCGCAGAGGCGCTGGGCCGACTCGACCCCGGAAGTCGAAACCTACTTGCGCGCCGCGGTGGCCGCGGGCAACACCACCGATGCGGCGTGGGCCGGGCCGCTCGTGAATCAGAGCATCGCCAACGACTTCATCGAGCTGCTGCGGCCGGCGACGATCCTCGGCAAGATTCCCAATCTGCGGACGGTGCCCTTCAACACGAAGGTGCCCTCGCAGACCGCCGGCGGCACCTACGGGTGGGTGGGTGAGGCCAAGCCGAAGCCGGTGACCAAGCTGGCCTTCTCCTCGGTCCTGCTCGACATCGCGAAGGCGGCCGGCATCATCGTGTTGACCGAGGAGCTCGTGAGGCTGTCGAATCCCTCGGCCGAGGCGTTGGTCCGCGCCGACATGGTCGCCGGGATTGCGCAATTCCTCGATGCGCAATTCATCGATCCGGCGGTCGTCGCGGTGGCCGGCGTCAATCCGGCCTCGATCACCAACGGGGCCCCGACGGCGGCTGCGACCACGAATCCGCTGGCGGATCTCCTCGGACTGATCGCGCACTTCTCGACGAACAACATTCCAGTCAACGGGCTGGCGTTTATCATGTCGCCCGCGAATGCCCTGGCGTGGTCGTTCTACACCTCAGCCAGCGGCGATCGCCTGTTCCCGGATCTGACCATGAACGGGGGCTCCGTCCAGGGGATCACGGTCGTCACGTCGCAGGCCGCGGCCGCCTACGTGATTGCGCTGCAGCCGCAGCTGATCCTGTATGCCGATGACGGCGGCGTCACCATCGACGCGTCGCGCGAAGCGTCGCTGCAGATGGATTCAGCGCCGATGTCGCCGGCGGATGCGACGACGGTCATGGTGTCGCTCTGGCAGAACAACCTCGTCGGGTTGCGCGCCGAGCGGTTCGTGAACTGGAAACGCTCGATGACCAACGCCGTGAAGTATCTGACCGCGGCTGCGTATCCAGCCCCGGCGGGCACGCAAACGCCCCCACCCCCTATCGGCAAACATGCGGATACTCGGGCTTGAGATCGCCTGGCGCGGCCGGGCGCTGACCGGCGGGGTTCGCACGACCTCGCCGGCGGCGCTCTCGCCGATCAGCGGCGGCCGCGGCTGGTGGCCGGTCGTCCGCGAGCCCTTCACCGGCGCGTGGCAGCAGAATCAGGAGATCGTCGTCGCGGATGTCCTCGCCTACGGGCCGGTGTTCGCGTGCGTCACGCTGATCGCGCAGAGCATCGCCAAGCTGGCGTGTCGCCTCGTGCGCCAGGACGGGGATGGCATCTGGACGCCGACGACCAACCCCGCATTCAGCCCGGTCCTCCGCAAACCGAACCGCTATCAAACCTGGCAGAAGTTCGTCGAGCAGTGGATCACGAGCAAGCTCATTTGGGGGAACGCCTACGTGCTCAAAGAGCGCGACGCGCGCGGCGTCGTCATGGGCCTCTACGTGCTCAATCCGCCGCGCGTGCGGCCGCTCGAGGCGCCCGATGGCGCCGTGTATTACGCGCTCGACACGCAGACGCTCGCCGGCATTCAAACGTCGACCGTCGTGCCGGCGTCCGAGATCATTCACGACCCGATGGTCTGTCTGTATCACCCGCTGTGCGGCGTCTCGCCGATCTACGCGTGCGGCACGGCGGCGATGCAAGGGTTGGCGATCCAAAAGACCTCGACGGCGCTGTTTACGGCCAACGCGCAACCCCCGGGCGTGCTGACCGTGCCCGGGGAGATCAAGCAGGAAGACGCCGACAAAGTGCAGGCCGCGTGGCACGGGCGCCAGGCCGGCTATATCGCGATCCTGACGGGCGGCATGAAATACGACCCGCTGGCGATGAACGCCGTCGATGCCGAGCTGATCAAACAGCTCGAATGGACCGGTGAGGACGTCGCGCGCTGCTTCCACACGCCGTCGTTCATGATCGAGATCGGGACGACGCCGCCGTATGGCAATTACGCGCCGCTGCTGCAGTTGTTCTACTCGAACGCGCTGCAACCCCTGACGACGAGTTTCGAGGCCTCGTATGAGGAAGGCGTTGGGCTGTTGTTCCCGATCAATGGCACGCAATACGGCGTCGAGTTCGACGTCGACGATCTGCTGTGGATGGATCACGAGACGCGCGCCAAGGTGGCCGGCGAATCGATTCAGCACGGCGCGCTGAGTCCGAACGAGGCCCGGCGCGACTACTTCGGCAAGGGCCCGATGGCGGGCGGCGAGACGCCGTATCTGCAAGAGCAGAACTGGCCGCTGGCGCTCCTGGCGCAGCGGGAACTGCCCACCCGCCCGCCGACCGCGCCGACGCCGGTGCCGCCCGAGGACGCGCCCGCGCCCCGGGCCGTCGCGCCGGAAGACCTGGCCGCGGCCGCGGTGGCCGCGTTCCGCCGCGAGTGGGTCGCATGACCCCTGAGGACGTGGGGGCCGTCGTCGCGGCGCTGGTGCCCGAGCTGCGGGCGGTCGTCGAGCGCGTGCTGGCGCACGAGCGCCTGGCGGGTGACCTCGCGCTCAGAACGGCGCTGGAACCGCTCACGGGCCGCCTGGTGGCCCTCGAAACGCGGCCCCCGACCCCAGGCCCCCCTGGCGAACCGGGCGCTCCGGGGACGCCTGGCACCCCGGGCCGCGACGGCGTCGACGGGAAGGCGGGCATCACCTACTGCGGCACCTATGTCGACGGCCGCACGTATGACCGCGGCGACGGGACGACCTACGCCGGATCGCTGTGGCACTGCAACGCGGACGGGACGGCGAGCCGGCCCGGGGACGGTTCGAAGGATTGGACGTTGATGGTCAAACGCGGCCGCGACGGCAAGGACGGGCGCCCGTGAGCCTCGTCACGCTCGACGAGGCGAAGACGCATCTGCGCCTCGCGCTCGATGACACGCGCGACGACGCGGACCTGACGGGGAAGCTCGCCGCGGCGGAAGCGATCATCCTCGACGAGCTCAACCTGACCGACGCCATGCAGACCATCACGGCGGGCTGGACGCCGAGCACGCTGCCGCTGCGGGCGAAGCAGGCGATCCTGCTCGAGCTCGGCGAGCTCTGGCGGTTTCGTGGGGACGATGCCGATCCCGAGGCCCCGGTGCGGTGGACGCCCGATCAGGCCGAGGGCGCGACCTCGCTGTCGCCCGCCATCAAGGGCCTCCTGCGCCTGCTGCAACCCAAGGTGCTGGCGTGAGCGTCACGGCGAGCGGCGCGCGCCGCACCTGGGTCACGGTGCAGCAGCCCGGGACGCCCATCCCTGATGGGGGCGGCAGTTTTACGACGAGCTGGGTCGACGCCGTGCCCCCGACGTGGCAAGTCGCGCTGGCGTCGGCGCCCGGGTCGGCGCTCGAGCGCGCCGCCGCCGGCACCACGATCACGACCGCCACGCATGTCATCCGCGGCCCCTATCGGCCCGACATCACGACCGCCATGCAATTGGTGGAGGGGGCGCGCACCTTTCAGATCGACGGGGTGCGCGACGTCGACGACCGGCACCGCGAGCTCGAGGTGATGGCCCGCGAGGTGCAAGCATGACGTCGGTCGAGTGGCGGGGGCTCGAGGAGCTGAAGGCGGCGCTGCGCCAGCTGCCGACCGAGCTCGCCGGCGAGGCCTCGCGCATCGTCGAGGGCACGGCCAACGCGGCGATCGTCGACATGCGCGCCGAGTATCCACCCGGGGAACTCCGCGACGGCCTGTATCAATCGACGCAGTCGACGGGGCCCTACGGCGTCGGCATCGTGATCCGCAATCGCTCCGGGTGGGCGTGGCACTGGGACTACGGCACCCAGATGCGCCATTGGATCAACGGCAAGAGCACGGGCCGGCTGTGGCCGCCGCATCACACGTTCGGGCGCACGATGGCGCAGTCGCGCCGCCGGATGTATGCGCAGCTGCAGCAGCTCCTCGAGCGCCACGGCTTACGCGTGAGCGGGGAACCATGAGCCTCGCCCTCTCGGACGCGCTCCGCAATGCCCGCGTCAACGCTGTCGAGGCGACGATCGGCCTGGCGCCCGTCCTGACGATTCGCACCGGCGGCGCGCCGGCGACGTGTGCCGCGCCAGACGCGGGCGTCCTGCTCACGACGATCACGCTGCCCGACGACTGGATGCAGCCCGCGGCGGCCGGCCAGGCGCCGAAGACGGGGACCTGGCGTAATCCGCTGGCCGCGGCGACGGGGACGGCGGCGCACTTCCGCCTCGCCGACACGACGGGCACCTGCCATGTGCAAGGCAGCGTGTCGAAACCGGGTGCCGGCGGCGACCTCGTCCTCGACCACGTCGACCTGGCGGCGGGGCAGTCCGTGACGATCAACGCGTTCACGCTGGTCGACGGCAACGGCTGATGCTGGTCACGAATATCTTCCCGCCGGTCGTGCGGCAGGCCTCCGAGGCGGGGGCCTGGGCGCTCCAGATCTGGACGGATGAACCGCTGCAGATCACGGGGCCCGGGCCGATCACGCTGACGATGCGATCGTCCGATCCGGCGCGGCACGCGGATCTCCTGTTCACGTTCCTGACGCTCTATTCCGATCTGCCCAACGGCCAGATCGGCTTTCAGGGGACCGCGAACTTCGCCGGCTGCGCGGGCGTCACGTTTACGCTCGATGCGGCCTGCACGTTCGTCAACTGGGATCAAGTGCAGAGCCTCGACGGCGATCCGCTGCCGACCGATCTCTCGGGCAAAACGGGGGTCACCCTGGTCGGCGTGACCGGCGATCTCACGGCGACGCTCGCGCCGTTGACGCTCCAGGCGGCGGGCACGGTCGCCGGGCCGCGCCCCCTCGACAGCGGGTCAGGCGTGGATAACGCGCTGATCGCCAAATTGGGCAGCGATCCGATCCTGCTCGGTCTGTGCCCAAACGGCGTCCATTGGGATCTGGCGCCCGCCGGCTCGACCAGGTTCGTCATCGTCTCGCTCGTCGACGCGCACGACGAGCCCGAGTTCGGTGGCACCGCGTTCGAGGAGCATCTCTACGCCATCGAGGCGCGAATGGTGGCGCGGGCGGGCACGTTGACGCCCATCTACGAGGCCGCTGATCGCATTCACACGCTGCTCCAGGATCAGCCGCTCGCGGTGCCGGGCTACGACTGGATCACGCTGCACCGCGACACGACGGGTGGCACGCGGATTCGGAAGACGGAATTCGATGCCAGCGATGTGGGCGTGTTCTGGTATCGGCGCGGCGGGTTCTACCGCGCCATCATGGCACCCGCCACGGGCTGAACGCACGACACACGGGGAAACGAACCCAACGGGGCAACACAAGGAGACGAGTCACATGATCAAGACCGGACGCTACGGTAAAGTCCTCTACGATCCCACCGGCGTCGGCCCGGCCGTCGACGTCATCGCATCCCTGAACGCCTGGAAGTTGAGCCTGAAAACCGACAAGGAAGACGTCACCTGTTTCGGCGCGAACAACAAGGCGTGGGTTCCGGGCCTCAAGGACGTGCAGGGCACGACGGGCGGCTTCTGGGATTCGAGCGATATCACGCTCTTCGAGGCCGCGGACGCCCCGACGCCCGGGCTGCTCCAGTTGATGCCCAATGACACCGAGGCGACGTTCTTCTGGTCGGGGCCGGCCTACATGGATGCCGACATCGATTGCAGCGGCCTGAAAGTCCCCAAGGTGACGGGCACGTTCATGGCGGCTGGCGACTGGACCGGCCCGTCGACCCCATAAGCGGGGCGGCGCGGTGTTCAAGGCGATCACGCTCCGCGGCGATAGCGGAACGCTCGTGCACGGCTATCTGGACGCTGCCGTGTTGCGCGGGTGGACCATCTATCACCATCAGCCCGATCGCCGGCACGATGCCCGCTGGACGTTGCGGGCCTCGTTCCGGTTCGTCGATCGCGGCCTGATTACGAAACGGCCGCTGTTGTTCTCGGCGAAGCGCCAGGGCCTCGCGGGCTTCTGGTGTTTTCCGTTGATCGACATCCAGATCGGTGCCGACCAGATGCAGGCGCAGCTCGGGCCGCCCGAGCGGTAAGACCCAGGAGGACGTGTGGCGATTCGGTTTGTGAAGCCCGAGACGGTGACGTTGACCCTCACCGACGGCACGCGGTTGATCGTCAAGAAGGAACTCAATACGGGCGAACAGCGCGCGGCCTTCAATCGCCTGTATGCGCAGGGTGCCGACGGTAAGCTGCATGTCGACCCGATGCAGACGGGGCTCAATTTGGTCCTGGCCTACCTGCTCGACTGGACGGTCGCCGACGAGGATGGGCCCGTGGAGATTCGTGGGCTGGAGGGCGATGAACTCGCGGCCATCCTGAATCGGTTGGAGCCGGCGTCGTTTACGGAAATCAAGGAGGCGATCGAAGCGCACGAGATCGCGGTCGCGCTCGAACGGGCGGAAAAAAAAACGACGACGCCTATCGAGAGCGCCTCCGATCCGATTTCTATCTCTGTCAGCTGATGCACTGGACCTATGACGAGCTCCTGGCGCTGCCGGTCGACGTCTACGACGAGCTCGTCGCCTGGGTGCTCGAGAGCCGCGAGCACGAGGATGCGCTGACCGACTAACGCCATGGCGATCACCGGGACGTTTACCGCGGATTTCTCGTCGTTCCAGACGGCGGTCGAGCAGGCCTCCGTCACGTTGAACAAGTTCGAGGCGAGCTCGAGCAAAGTCGAGACCCAACTCGGCAAGATGGCGAACGCCCTCTCGGGCACCAAGATGATCGCTGAGGCCACGCTGATGGCCGAAGCAGTCGATCGGATCGGCGGCGTTTCCAAGCTCACCGAGGACGAACTTGCGCGCCTGGCGAGCAAAGCCGCCGAAGCCGTCGAGAAGATGAAGGCGCTCGGGATGGACGTGCCCGCCAACCTGCAGGCCATCGCGGATCACGCCCAGCAGGCGCAGCCAGCAGTGGAGGGCCTCGGATCGCGGGTGACCGGGCTCGTCGAAGCGGCGCAGGCGGCGATCGGTGCCTTCGATCAACTCGTCGGCGTGGTCAGTGCGTGGGTCACGGCCTCCAACGAATCGGAAGACGCCACCGTCCGCATGACCTCGGCGTTGAAAGCGCAGGGCTCCTACACGCCGGAACTGGCCGCGCAATATCTCGCGCTCGCCACCGAATTCGAATCGACCACCGTCAACGCTGACGAATTGATCGTCGAGATGGAAACGCTGTTGGCGACGGTCGGCGGAGTCATGCCGAATCAGATGAAGGCGGCGTTGACTGCGTCGACGGACCTGGCGGCCGGCCTCCGCATCGACCTCACGAGCGCGACCCACATGCTCGCCAAGGCGCTCGAGGGCAACACGACCGCGTTGCACAAGAGCGGCATCGAGATCGACAGCGTGGCCCTCCAGACGCAAGGCCTGACGGCGGTCACCGATGCCATTGCCGCCAAGTTTGGCGGCCAAGCCGCGGCGCAAGCCACGACGTTCGGCGGCGAGATGAAGCGGCTCGGCAACGTGATCAACAACGTCGAGGAACAATTCGGCGGGTTCATTGCCCGGCAACTCCACCCCCTGATCGAGGCGTTCATCGCCCTACCGGAACCCGTCCGCACGGGGATCATCGCGGTCGGGTTGCTCGCCGCCGCCGGCGTCGCATTGGCGACGGCCCTGGCCGGTCTGGCCGCTGCCGCCGCCCTGGCCGCGCCGTTGTTGGGATTCGGGGCGGCGGCCGAAGGCGCCGCAGGATTGGCTGCCGTGGGCACGGCGGCGACGACGGCGACGGCCGCATTGGGCCCGCTGGCGATCGCGATCGGCGCCGTGTGGGCAGCGTGGAAACTCGGCCAGACCGAGACGGTCAAGAACGGGATGGCCGAATGGGCGCTCTCCTCGGACAACCTGACGGCGTCACTGTTCCGGTCGATCGCCGGCCTCCAGCAGATGACGCCGGAACAGGCGAAGGCCGCCGTCGCCGCGACCGCTGCGGGAGAAGCCGCGCTGCAGCACGCCGCAGCGGTGGAAAAAACGGGTGAGGCCCTGACCTCGAACGCGAAGACCGTCACGTCCTACACCGAGCTCCTGGCTGCGACGCACGCGAAGGTCGATGCGCTCACCGATGCCGAAAAAGCGGAAGTGCTGGCCGCCAAGGAGCTCGGCGCTAGCCAACAGGAGCTGCAGAAAAAGTTCGGGCTCAACGCCGCCGCGATCGCGTATCTCGTCCAGCAGCACCAGCTCGGCGAACAGGCCGCCAAGAAGCACGCCGCCGCCCTGGCCGAATTGAATTCTGCCGGGGATGGGTGGAGAGGCACGCTCGCCGGCCTGAGCGACAGCATGATTCAGGTGCTCAAGAACAACCTGGCCGCCGGTGTGTCCGAAGCAGCATTAATCGAGATCTTCAAGGTCACTGAAGCCCAGGTCAAAGCGGTCGCCGCCGCGTTGAAGGAGGAACACGAGATCAAGCAGGTGATGGAGGCGTTCGACTCGAAATCACACCAGCTCGCGATGAACCGCAAGAACGAATTCGAGGCGGCGCAACGGAAACAGACGGCGACGACCAATGCGTTTATCGCAGAGAACATCGCCGCGCAAGAACGGTTGAACGCGGCCTACGGCCTGACGGCGTCGGGCGGCATGAAGGCGCAAGAGACCGCGCTCGACGTCCTCAATAAACGCCTCGAGGTGCTCAATGAGC